TACAAATTCAGTAGTAGGAAAACTCTCAAAAGATATCAAAGACGGAGGTTTGATTGGCAAATATCTAATGATTTTTGAACCAGCATCAGATCCACATCCAAATCTTGTAGATAAACCGGAGCAAATTACAATGGGATATTGTTATGCTATAGCAACACCAGGAAGTGACGCTGCTGGTTTAGAGTTATATCTTCAGATATGGGATCCTGAAACACGCAGATTGACTAATAAAAAAGAAAAAGTTTATGTTAATCCACATAGCCCTACATATCAACAATTAACATATTTTTCACCAAAGATCAAAAAATATTGGGCAACTGGTCACGGTGGAGATGTTCAATATGGTGATGAAGATTGATTTTTAATAATAAAGAATAACTTAACAGAAAGAGGCTGCATCTTGCAGTCTTTTTCTTTATGCACTCTTAGCTCAGTTGGATCAGAGCACACGGCTACGAACCGTGAGGTCCGGGGTTCGAATCCCTGAGAGTGCGCCATTTTTGCGAGAGGGTGTCTAAACCGCTTGATCCGTCGGTTGAACTTGCATGTCAATATCTCCAAAGTGTTGATGTCAACGGATCTTCAAATTTTTATAAATAACGTTATGAAACGCGATATTATATCTGAAGCAAAAGCCTTGTTAGCTGAGCTTAATGAAGAAGTGACTAAAGTTGGTCATGTTGTTTATCATTGCTCTCCAAAGGCAATTAGTTCTTTAACTCATAAACCATTATGGTTTGCATTGGAAAAAGATCATGCAATTGATGGTTGGTTTCAAAATACTCTTGAAAATAATGATTCTGCCTTTCTTTATAGTGCAACTCTTGATAAGCCAGTGAGTCACGTCTATGATGATAATATTGTTTCATTATTTGATGAGATTGGTGAAGATTCTATGGACTGGGTTGATATGATTATTGGCAATCCTTCTGCTGAAGAAGTACTTAGACATGTTGCTACAAAGGCATTGATTGCAGCTGGACATATCGGACTTGTTTATAGCGATTATGATCCACGCGATTTTCAAAAAGATCTTGATGCACTTATAGTATTTGATGCTGCAAAGCATGTAAAAAACTGGAAACTAATAAAACAAGCATAAATAGAAATATGACAGATAAAAACAATTTAATCAACGCAGCAAAAGCCTTACTTGAAGGAAAAGTCCTTAATGAAAAAGTTTCTGGATTTAATCATCCAGATGTAACACAGGGCATGCTTGATGCAATTTCTGAGTTTGATGCCAACGATGTTGAACTGCTATTGCAATGGATGATTGAAGCATGGAGCGATACTGGCTATGAGAACTCTGACACAAGAAAGCTTATTTCAAACTTAACAACCATATATCGAATCTGGAAAAACCGTAGCGGTAACTAATATGAAAACACAAAGTTTATTAGAAGCGGCACGTCATATTCTTGAAGGAGCTGAAAAGGATCCAGGAGAATATGATTATGAAGGCAGCATGGCAAAAAATGCACTTCGTACAATTATTCGCAATGCAAAGGGTTTGCATGATATGCTAGCCGATGATGAAAATTTACCAGAGCATGTACAAGCAGCAATAGTAAAAGCTGAAGAAGCGATTGTTGGTGCTCGTGATTATATTGAAAGCGAAAAAGAACTAGAATAAATTTTAAAAAGCGCAGGTGGTGGAATGGTATACACTGCAGTCTTAGAAGCTGTTGCTGCGAGGCTTGTGGGTTCAACTCTCACTCTCCGTGCCAAAAAATCAATTGTTATAAATAAAGATACTATGAAAGAAAACTTTACAAACATTAAAAACGATCCGCTTGTAGCTGCGGCCGCAAAGATCTTAATAGGATGCACTCAATTAGATGAAACAGTTGAGCTTCAAGAAATGTCCAACACTAAAATTGCAAAAGACATTAAGAAGGGCGACTCTTTTAAAGCAAATCTAAAAATCCCAGGAAAAGGTGTAGACATCTCAAAAGCATATACTGTTATTGCAACAGATGATGCAATGGATTCAAAAACTCACCCTGGGAAACTGGTAAACATACGTGTAAAAGCTGGAAACTATACAACCGTAGTTCCTTTTGAAAAAAATCAGAAAGTAGATCTTGTTGAAGAAACAATTGAAGAAAAAGTGTCAGGCTTCTCTCATCCAGAAGTAACAAGAAATATGCTTGATATTATCGATGAATTTGATGCAGGTGATGTTGAGGCATTGTTGAAGTATATGATTGATAGTTTCACCTATCCTCACGACGAGGACGAAGATGTTGATTTGCTGCTTAAAAATTTAAAGCGTACACTTCACGATTGGAAGAATCGTAGTGGCGACTAATTTAATGGGGATGTCATGGTTTCGACATGACGGGAGAGATTATATTGCAACACACGGGTGACTCCCTTCGTCAAAAAACTAAACGGCAACAATACACTTGCTCTCGCTGCTTAAGTGAGTCGAATGACGTGACTCCTATAGTGTCATTCGCACGGCATAGGATAGTTGATGACACGAATGTCATCTATTTGTACAGCATTGTGAATAACGCTGTCGTGACACAACGATAAGTGTCTAAGAGTCTCGTCTGAATAAATGAGAATAAGTTGTAGATTGTATAATCGCACACGTCGTGGACACGAGGTTCGAGTCCTCGTCGTCTCCACCAATTTTATAAATAAAAATAAATTATAAATAAATTATATGGACATGTAGCCCAACGGTAGAGGCACTGCGTTTAGGCCGCAACCAGTGTGTGTTCGAATCACACCATGTCTACCAAAATTTTATGGAAGTCGCCCGGATGGACGAGGACACTGTCTTGAAAACAGCTGGGGCCTATAAAGCCCTCGTGGGTTCGAACCCCACGGCTTCCGCCAAATTTCATAATGCGCGATTAGCTCAATTGGTAGAGCATATCCTTTACACGGATGAGGTCGGCGGTTCGAGCCCGTCATCGCGTACCATTTTATAAATAGAAACATGATCTCACTCTTCGAAAAAGCAGAAAAGCTAATTAGCGATGTTCTATTTCCAGCATTTGTCCGCAAGCGCTATGAAGCTGCAAAGAAACTAGCTGATACAAGTGAAGATCGAGGCAAATTTGCCATATTAAGTTTTTATCATTTTGGTGCAAAGCTTAAGCCATATTTGAATGCTAAACGCTGGGAAAAGAAAGACACCGAAACTCGTTGTGATCTTTTCAAAGAGCGTTATAAAAAAGCTTATGCAAAACTAAAAAATCTTGACAGTTTAAGTCAAAAAGAATTTCAAAGCTTGACTGGCATACTTGAAGCCTATGGCGAAGTATATCTACAAAGCAAAAAACCAAAAGACTATTCAAAAGAATAGAATGCTCTGATGGGGGAATGGCTACTCGGAGGATTGCAACCCCTCTTTATGTCGGTTCGAATCCGGCTCAGAGCTCCAAAGCCACTGTAGTTCAGAGGCAGAACGCGCTGCTCATAACGGCGAGGTCGGGATATCGTAATTCCCCGGTGGCACCAATTTTAAAAGACATAGAAAATATTTTTATACTAAAATTTAAATTTAGTAATGGGCACATCTCTTAACCATGATGCACTATTACTAAAGCCTGATCCCCAGCTATGATAGTCATTGGTGAATTGATAGACGTGCTGTGAATATTGTATCATAAACCAATCAACAAGCATATCTTGGCTATTACTGTTAGCATGCATACTATGTGAAGGAATGGTTTCTGTATAGCTTATCTTGTGTTGCTTTTTAAGCAATTCCTTTAGCTTCATGCTATCACTAAACACAAAGATTTTTCTGCCAACTGCCTGAGACTTTACCTCTTTTATGCTATCGCTAATTTTTTCAGCTAGCTCTTCGGTCGCATTATCATTTTCGGAAAATCCAACCCAATCACCTGTGCGTATATGAATACTCACATAATCATTTTTTCGTTGATTTCGAGCGATGATTTTTTCTAGTTGTTCATTGGGCGTCATCTGAGATCTCACATATTCTTTGCAGTCTTCGGAGAGAGGATAATCTGGAAAACTATTACATAACGTGACATATCTGTGATGAACAGTTGGATTTTGATTTGGATTTTGATTTACTTTCCAAAAGTGGCGATTGATATATTTTTTTAAATTAGGTTTCCCATAAAGATTAAAGTTTCGGAACAGTTCATCGGGTCTATTGCCTGTTGGAACTTCGTGTCCTATTAAATATTTTCCAATGGAATGATTTGAAAGATCCATACGAAATTGCAAATTCATTTCTTTTGCTATTTGATAGAGAGCCAAACTGCCTCTAATATAGTCACCGAATCCACAACCGCAATTTCCGGGTAAATTTTCTGTATGAGTAAATGCATTAATTAACATATATTTTTATTTATAATATGATTAAGAGTATTAGATTTGCTACTCCTCGATAACAAATAAAATTCATAGACTAAAATAATAAAAAATATAAATACTGTTACATATGCAAGATTTAATTAAAACCGCAAAAGCATTTCTTCTTGAAAATGCGGCTCCTAACATTGACGAAGAAGCTAATAGACTAATCATATCCGAATTATTTGATAGTAAATATCCGTTTAAAAGGCCTTCTAACTTTAAGTCAAAGGAAGTATTCTACACTTTTAATGCAGAAGGAATAGACATAAAGGTTCAATACACGAGTGAATATGCAGATCCGGTTTTGGAAGATGGTAACTTAATCAAAGTTGCATTCGGCAGACCTTTAAAGAGCCCACACAGTTGGATCAAAGTTGACACTGAAGAATTGCTTAATGTAAAAAATCCAATGAAAGTCCTGTCAACCGTTTTTGAAACTATGACTGACTTTATCACTCGATATTTCAAAGAAGATTCTGACAAAACTCTTTCTTTTAATTTCCACGGAGCATTGACATCAAGTGAAACAGACAAAGATGTTGATATTAGCGATTCTAAAAGATCTCGTATCTATATAGCTATGCTTAAGAAATTACCAATTCTAAAAAAATACAATATGAAAATTAGTAATTTAGGAGAAGATGGCATTGAAATAACGAATGACACTACTTGGGGTTAATTGCTTCTAACTTTGACGAAGAAGATTAATCTATGGTTAAAAAAACAAGTTATCTCCACTGTTTATACAAATAAAAAATATGAAAGAAGAATCACTATTTGTAGCTCAACAGACACTGAATTTAAGAAAGATATAAATATTGTTACATATGCAAGACTTAATCAAAACAGCAACAGCGTTTCTTTTAGAAGCATCTAAAGAAAAAAAACCAATTAGTAAAAAGTTTGAACTTGAATATCCATCTTCTTTAGATGGAGCAATTAATCGATTAATTAGATCATATAGGGATTTAGAAAAGAAAGCTGCCTTATTAAATAAGGGATATTTTTCAACTACTGAAAATGCTCAAGATTTATTTGATGATTATAACGAATTTGCAACATTTGCAAAGAAAGTCGCAAATATACTAGATAAAGTAGAATATAACGGAGATAAAGTAACATTGTGGGGCTTTGGTCTCACTGGTGAGACTCCATTTAGAGGAGTTTCAGTTAGTAATCACGGAAAGGTATATGAACGTTTTGCAATTGAATTTATAATTCCTGATTTGTTAAAAAACAATAGTTCTTTTTCTAATTTAAAAACATTGTTTAGTGGTGGAAAAAAGGGATATGGAAAACTATATGACGAAATAAATGATTATAATGTTTATATATCCAACCATGTTAATTCTATTGTAAAAAAACAAACTATAAAAACAGCCGATAAAGATGAAGTTGATAATTTACGCAAAGCAAAAGAGCTATTAAGTCCATTTGACATTATTAGCTCGAAGTTTTGGACAATGCTAAATGGAATTTCACGTGTTGCTGCATTAACAGATCCCACATTAAAATCTTGGAATGGTGCTTCAATTACTAAAGGCAGTGAAGGTCCAACCCGCAGTGCCAACTACGATTTTTGGCTTGGAAAAGATCCAACTCCACATCTTGTTGATAGAAACGATACACGACATACTCGCACTAGTGGATTTGCATCAATTGCACGTGCAATTGATGATGAAGTTGAATTCCATCGTAAACAAAAATCTGAATTTCAGGCTTTGTTTTCCCTAAAGAACTTTAAGGCTAGTCCGAAACAATAAAAAATATTACATATGCAAGACTTAATCAAAACAGCAACAGCGTTTCTTCTGAATGAAGATGCGGGTCCATCTATAACTGAAGTTAAGATGAATAACACACAAAACATTTCTAGATTTTATAAAGAATTTGTTGATTCTGGAGTAGATTTTTATGACGCAGTAAAAAAACAGTTTTCAAAAGAAGCTGAATACAGCGGAAAAAATCAGGAAGATGATGATAATGAAATAGATTTCGAGGAACTCTGGGAAAATATGTCCCAAACTCGGACTGATATGGCTCGTCACCTTAAAAAAATTAAATTTTTATAAAGATCTAAGACTATAAATAAGAATAGCATGAAAAATAAAACGTTACTAGAAGCTGCAACTGATATGTTGCTTAACCGTCCAGAATCAGTTGTCTCTGAAGGCATGCCTTCAATCAATTGGGAAAATCTAAAATCAAGAGATATTTTTGCCGTTATTAAAAAGGCGATAGATGCTCTTCATGAATATGTTGGCGATGAGACTGATGTTCGCGAGGAGTTACAGAGTTTTACTTATGCTTTTAATGATTTGGTAATTGAATTCAAAAAAGCGCGTCTATATGAAGCTTCTGAAGAAGAAGATGATGATGACAGCGAGGAGCTAGAAGAAGCCACAGAAGTTGATAACATTGCTGCAGCAGTAGCTGAACTTAAAGTCGGTGATAAAACTAATTTTGGTGTTGTAGTTGCTCTAGGTGGTAACAGCGTTACATTCAAAGGCAAAGATTTACCAAAAACTAAAATCACTTTTAACCAGCGCAAGATGGGAAGCAGAGACTATGTTCTTAGCGCTCTTCGCATGATCAAATAATATGAAAGAACTATTGGACAAACAAATCGAAAGATATAGAGTCGAAGTAAAACAATTACGTCGTCGCACATCTAGTAGTGTATCTGCTATTGTTGCCGATACTCTTGAAGGTGTTATTGCTAATCTTGAGGCTCTTGTAACTGAAATCAAGCGCACTGAAAAAGCAGAAGCAAAAGAGACTAAAGCAAATTCTTCAATGAGTTTGACTGATGCTGCTAGCAAAATCCTAAGAGGTGATAGTCTTGAAGAAGCTCCTGGAGGTTTAGAGGCTTCTGCAGAAAAAAGCAAATTTGGAGGATATAGAGCTCGCGTAACACGTGGTTCATCAATTGTATTTTTAAGCCAAGATTCTTGGGAAGAAGAAAGCGATGCTATTGAAGCTGCACAATATTATATTGATGAAGTTCGACCTATCTATAATACAAGAGCTCGCGATGGCAAATGGTTTAATTATGTTAAAAGCTCTAAAGTTAAATCTGAATCTTCTGAACTTGAAGAGGATAGCTCTGAATTCGAAGATTACGAAGACTATAAAGTAGGCACAACCTATAATAGCAATCCTCGTGGTTATCGTCCAACGGTCTATGAAGATGACAAAGAAGTATTTTCGACAGTCTTTGTTTGGAAAGATCAAGATGATGCAATTGCCGCAGCAAAAGAAATCGTTGATAAAAAGTTCTTTGAAAAAGTTAAAGATGGCCCGGAATTTGGCCTAATGCGCTTTGTACTTGATGCTTTGAAAAAAGGTGAGCTTACGCACAACAACGAAAAATATTTAAAAAGCCTTATGCAATAAGGCTGGACAACTCCCCTGACCCTGAGAGCCAGAATTTTTTTAGATTCTGGCTCTTTTTTTGTGTACAAATCGCTCATTTTATGGTATTATCAGGCCATGAACGAAGATACTATTATTGATCTCGACGAACTTGACTGGACCTTAGAATGAAACTCGATACACTATACAAAAAAGATAGCCTTAATGGCATTCGTCAATGGACAGTTGAAGTTAACGAAACTGGCTATCGCACTCACAGTGGACTAGTTGGTGGCAAGATCGTCACTAGCGAGTGGTTTAAAGTCATGGCAACAAATGTTGGCAGAGCTAATCACCGAACACTTGATGAGCAAGCAATGTTTGAAGCACAAGCCAAATGGCAAAAAAAGGTTGATAGCGGCTATAATCCTAATCAGGAGAGTTGCAACTCATCAGCAGTCAAAATTTCTCCAATGCTTGCTAAAAAGTGGGAAGATCGCCAGGATAAGGTCAGCTTTCCTCTTGCCTCACAGCCAAAGCTTGATGGCATGCGTTGTTGGATTGATGCAAATGGTGCATGGACTCGAAGCGGTAAACGCTGGATGACAGTTGATTTTTTGACAAAAGAGTTGAAAGGCTTTTTTGATAGTCATCCTCATGCAATTCTTGATGGTGAGCTTTATAGTCACGAGCTTAAGCATGACTTTAATAAGATTAGCAGTCTAATCAAAAAGACAAAGCCCACAGCAGCAGATCTTGATGAGTGTGAATCAAAAATCAAATATCACATCTATGATTGTATAATTGATCCACAAAGGCCAGTGCGATTTCTTGCTCGCATGCAAAGTGTCTTTGAAATTGTGCAACGTCTGCCACAAAGCTTTGTTGCTGTAGCGACGAGTATTGCTAACAATCAAGCCGAGCTTGATGCTCTCTATGGAGAATATCTTGAGGATGGCTTTGAAGGCCAGATGGTTCGTGTGCCTGATAGTCACTATGAATTTAAACGCAGTGCTAATCTTCTCAAACGTAAAGAATTTCAAGATGATGAATATGAGATTATAGAGATTGGTGAAGGCAATGGCAATAAGAGTGGCATGGCTGGATTTGCAGTATGTCGCCATCCAGATGGCCGCACATTCAATAGCAATATCAAAGGCAATCATGAATTTCTCAAAGATTTGCTCGTGAATCGTGAAGCTTATGTTGGATCATTTGCAACCTGCACATATTTCAACCTCACGCCTGATGGCATTCCAAGATTTCCATATATAACAAGACTGCGCGATGGTCGTGGCATTGATTGATATGAAAATAGAAACCACTGAATATTATGATGAGTTTTTGAGATATTATAGTCTAGCTGAGAAGCAACAAAGACTATGCAATCTTGGAAGTGTGCCCTATGCTCAGAGTGGCGTAGATGATACTCTAATGGAAAACGTTGAACTATATGATGTAGTTGAACGAAAATATGCTGGCTTTAGTCAGATCATTAATGATGCATTCTATGGCTGGAGTGAAAGCCATCCATATTGGAGCAAAATGGATAGTGGAGAAGCGCATGCCTATAGAGTTGCCGTTGCTCAAAACTGGACTGATAAACGACAGAGCTTTGGTTTACCAGAATGGCTTTATGTCTTTATCTTGCATCGTGTATGTGGCAGTGCTATTAACTATGCTACAAAACCAAGTGGCTATCATAACACACTGCTCTTTAATTTACACACTGCTCAGAGTATTGATGACATGACAACTATTGTTAAGAATCATCCAAAGCCATTTTATACAAGTTGTGGCTATCAATTTCCAAGCTTTCCAAAACCTCCAGCCGGTTATAAACGTGGAGGTGATTATTATCTCTGTGAATATGCACCTAAATTAGCATTTGCTCTTGCCCGCTTTCTTGAAGTTGGTGGTCGTCAGACACTTCGCGAGATTGGAGATTGGATGCTTGATTGGAATAGTGCGCATGGCTTAAAGCGCTATGCATTTCAATATGCTGCAATTGTAGCTGACATTGCAGATTGGCTGCCAGAATTTGTGCATCGAGATAGTCTATTCTATTATGGCACAAACGCTCGTGAATGCATTGGCTATCTTGCAAAACCAACTGTTAAAATGTCAAATGATTATTTTCTTGATCAGATTATGATGCGCATCTATGCAGACACTGGTAGTGTGCCATATAACGCAGAGGATGTTTGTTGTGATTTTATTCGCTGGATCGAAAATTATATTCGACCAGGCGCAGACTATGATCATCTTGATCTTAACTCAATATGGAGTAGCTGTCGCATCAAGGACCATCCTTATGGCCGACAAAAGGCTATGTTAGAACATGGCCTAATCAAAACATTCAACGGCATGAAAAATCATCCAAGTGATGACGCTATAATTAAGAGTGCAGGCTTGAGCGTGCAACAATATAAAGATCTATGCAAAACAGTTTAAGCGAATTTATTGATGAGCCAACAATTGATATTGTTTGGCCAGAACTTGTCGATGTGGCAATGAAGGGCAAAAAGCCTAAAGATAGTTGGATGAGAGAGCATAGCCTCGATACGCGACTAGAAGCTTTTTTTAATTTTTGTCGAGTCTTTGACGAACGAGATGATCGATTGTTACGCGATGACTATCAAATCTTTAGTCATCGATTGCATTGGCATGAACATCCATATTGCTATGAGATGGCAGAGGTAACTGATCCAGTTGATCGATTATTCTATACACTTGTATTTAGTTTTAGCAATGAACACTGGGGAACTTTCAAACTATTAAAGGATCATGGCGTTGATGCAACACGCGAACATTTTGCGCATAATCGACATGCTCGTAATGATCTTTTCCAAATCTATTATCCAAAGGGCACTAATGTAAAAGAGTGGTTGCTTGATGGACCATTAAGAGCTGCTCATGACTTAAAGGATATTTTTGAAGGTCGCGATAAGCCATATACAATGATGGGCTTTGCTAAAAAGCTTGAGGCCTATTTTAAGAAAGCTCAAAATTTCCGCAGTCCACTTTATCCTTGTAAAAATACTGCACGCTATATAGCAATGAGCTATCCACATCTCGTTGATCCTGAAAGTTTACTTTTTGGTGGCACTGGACACTTTGATGGCTTGCATCAAATCTTTGGTGGTGATAATCTTAATGGCAAAGTCAAATACGATGTTGATGAAGAGGGTGAATTTATACCACTTAACAAACAAGCAGAACTTTGGCTGCATCAAATGAAAATACTTTGTGAGGATCCACGTAATCCTATGACAAGTCAAAGGATGTTAAATTGTGAAGATAAAACATGCTTCGCATGGAAACATCTCGCGATTGGTCGAGGTGAGAAACGACCAACTAAACGCATACCATATAACTGGATTTTCCCAGATAGTTTTGATCTAGCAAAGCGAAGTGATAATGTAAAAATATATCCAAGATGACAAACGCAATAATTACAAATCCAATTAGCAATATTCCTCGACTAAAAAATAGTCATGTATTAGGCTGGAGCAGTGTATGGAGTGATCAGCTTCAGGCTCCAATTAATCATAACTGTTCTCCAGATATTCTTAACTATGATGTCTGTTATATTGAACATGGTGTCAATTTTGGTGGCACACTTAATCTTTTCGGAGGAGCAACAAAGGAAATTTACGATCGCATTAATCGAGTAGCTGCACATCCTAACGTAGTTAGTCTTGATATTGATATGCCTAATTGGGGAGAACAGCTCTCAAAAAGAATTGGTGCATCAACAACATATCATGCCATAACAAAGGAATGGTGCGATGCTTTAAGTAAAAATCTGCAGAGAGTAAAAAAACTAGCTCAGGAGGATTTGCCAAATGTCTTTGCCAATCGATTTGATGGCATAACAATTGGTGATAGTCATAGTCCGAGCTTTAGTCGAAAAAGCGATGCTGTTTTTCGAGCAAACGGTAAAACGTTATATGGCACTTTAAAACGAGGCTTGAAGCACGAATTTAGAGGCTACAAGCCCTTTGGCGAAATCTCTTTTTGTCTTGGCAATATTGATATTCGCCATCATATGTTGCGTCATGATAACTTTAATCTAGATGAGTTACTGCAAGAATATGTCAAACAAGGTGATGCAATTGGCAGTGAATATGGTTGCAATGTAAGTTACACTGCTCCAGTGCCAGTTGAATATGAAGAGCGAAAGCTGCCAAAAACTGGCTATTATAAAGGCTCTCCATTTTATGGCACACGAGAGCAGAGACTAGCTCTCACACTGCGTTTTATTGAAACACTAAATAAGTTAACAGATGGAAGAGTTATAGCTCCTCCAAATGAATGGTATAGCATGGACGGTGAAAAGTTTGCAAAAACCTATATGGAGAATAGCAGCAGCGTACATCTATCACCAGAATATTACAGAAGAAGGGATTGGGGACAAACATGTTTAGCATAACAGACAGCATTGAAAATAAAGATATACCGATGGGCATGAATCGAGCAGAAGCTCGCAACTATTATCGGGAACTATGGGGAGATTTTAAGAGTAAAGTCGACGATCCTGTTGTTGAAACAGTTGAAGGTGGCAGACATGTTCTACGTGCAGATCTTGCACCAGGTGGATTAAAGGCATTTGGTGCAGAGCGAGTAGTTGCTGAAAGTCCATATGATACACTTGTTTATTGTGCTCCTCGACAAGGTCATGCTATGGATGCTATTAGCATGCTCGCTGAGCTCTATAATAAAAAGGTTGTTTTCTTTTGTCCAAGCAGCAAACGAGTAAGTGATCACCAAGCGGCGCTCTTTGCATATCCTCATGTTGATATGAGATTTGTTCGAATTGCAGCAATGCCAGTATTAAACAGCTATGCTAAACAATGGGCAAGTGAGAATAATGCACAATATCTGCCATTTGGATTAAGCGGCAATAGTATGGTTACTGCTGGTCTAGTGAGAATGTGTGATAAGATTAGTACTCAATTGGGCTATGAACCAAGTGAGATTTGGTGTGCAGTATCAACGGGCACAATGACTCGCGCATGTCAAATTGGTTGGCCAGAAGCAGGTGCATATGGTGTTGCGGTTGCGCGTAATATTCACAAAGGCGAAAAGGGAGATGCAATTGTTGAAACCGCAACAATGCCATTCTTAAAGCCTCATCCACAAGCAAATAGAGTGCCATTTCCAACTACTGCAGCATATGATGCCAAAGCTTGGCCAGCATTCTTCGAAAAAGCAAATGAGCGGGCAATCTTCATGAATGTTGGAGCTGATGCTCATATTAATCGTAATCTCTCCAAAGTAGATGTTGACTCAGTGAATAGCTATCGCGAATGGCATGATTTTGGGGACTTTGAAAAAAATAGAGCCTTTAAGTAAAAAAGTTATTTACAAATAGCATAATCTGTGGTAGAATGTCTGCATGTTAAATGTTGAACATCTACACTACTTAACTGAAAGAGCAAAACTATTATGATGGACAAACAACAACTCTTAGAGAGTTTAAGAAACGGTGTGTGCAATATCACATTCCTTAAAAAGGATGGCGAGCATCGAGCTATGAGAGCTACTAAAAACCTCTCACTCTTGCCCGAAGATGCAATTCCAAAAAACACAATTACTGAGAACGATGATTCTCCTATTCGAGTTTACGATCTCGAGAAAAACGGCTGGCGGAGTTTTAAATTTGATAGTCTAATTAGTGCAGATCATGAAAAATAAGATACTTGATAAACGCGGCAATGTTGCTGCCTTTGATGTAAAATATACTGGAGAGGAGCCGTCATGGTCTGATGCCTCCTCTCTTGCTGTTGATGTCTATTATGCAAGACTCACGCGAGCTCTTGGCTTTTATGCATATTATTGTGATAGCGGCAGTTTGCTGCCATTTGTAACAAAGTGGATGGCCGAAAACGGTTATAGTAAAACTGATGTCACAACAATTTCTAGTGCTCCAAACTATACGCTAACTTCAACTATTGGCAAGCTATGTCGTATGCTGCAACGCGGCATGCCCGATCTTCATCCTGATGCAGCATCACATTGGAAAAAGTTTGAAACAGAAGAACAATCTCCACAACCTCGATCAGCATCAAACATTATACGCGAAGAGATTGATCGTGTGTTGCCAGATCTAAAATTAGCAACAATGCTATCTGCTGTTGAAAAACCAAAAAAAGTAACAGTCAATCCACATGAACGCATGATACGTGCTGTTGAAGGCAATATCTTGCCTGAGCTTGAGTCATGGCTTGATGGTCTTTGCGATATCACTAGCGATATCACACCATCAAAAATCAATGGTTGTGACATCGCATCAGTATGTAGAGCTAATAACGTGCCAGCAGCTGGTCTATCTCCAATCAAAGCTTGGATAGCACGTCATGCTCAAGAATTTCAAGAAGCCTATGACAAAGAGTGTCCACAACTCGTGCAGGCATATAGTTGGCTATCACGCGCTCAATTGAGAAAAATCATTGAAATCTTTTCAGGCATGAGCGAATCATTGGTTCAATATGGCAAGATCAAAGCTGGCACTCGCAAGCCTCGAGTTAAAAAGCCAAAAGCAGCAGCTACGCAAGTTAATAAACTAAACTATGCACGTGATAGTAAAGAATATAATATTGCAAGCGTTGATCCAACGCGCATACCCTTTGCTCAAAGACTCTATTTGTTTAATACGAAAAACAAACAGCTGCTTGTCTATTATGCACAAAATGCTTCGGGCTTTAGTGTTAAAGGCAGCACTCTACTCAACTATGAGCCATCATCAAGCTATGCGATTAGTTGTCGTAAGCCGCAGGATGTGCTGGCAAATGTGATTAGCATGACTGATAAAAAACTTGATAAGGCACTTGAAGCTCTAACTACCAAAAAGAAAGCAGTCAATGGTCGAATCAATTCAAATATGATTATAATCAAAACTTCAGAGACTCGATGAATCAAGACAACCGCAGAACGTTAGGTAAATTAGGAGAAGATCTTTTCGCAAGATTAGAATATTGTGAATTGTCAGAGGATGTTTTTGATAGTGAAAAAGACGGCATTGATATTAACGGCAAAACTGTTGAAATCAAAACACAATATCGTTATCATGCTAAAAACTTATTTACAATTCGAGCAGACAAACAAACGAATTTTGAAAAGTGCATGAAGGTTGATCGATTAATCTTTGTAGAATATGATATTAATGATACTATTAACATTTTTGAATGTACAAATCGAAAAGATTATGTAAAATATACTACATCATATAATGTGCCTATGATTGGTTGGAATGTTGCCGATATGAAAAAACTCCATACAATAGATGACAAAGAACTCGCTAAACAAATGAGAAGTCTTTCTGGTTCACAAATTTTAAAAAATAATATAGATGAAAAAAATAGAAAAAGAAGTTATTGACGCATTGGGTTTTGCTATTTCTAAAGAGGAATTTGCTAAGAGAGTTGGCACACATGTCTTTAGAGATGATATGACATATATTGAAGCTGCGCTGCATATTTGTGAAGAGTTAAAGATTGATCCTGAGGATATTGGGCAATTAGTTGATAGTTCATTACGCAGCAAATTGGAACAAGAAGCAAAACGATCAAATCTATTGCCGAGAAATAATAACACTGTCGAATTACCAGCCTAATGCAACTATCATCATGCGAAAAATTAAATCCAATTGATGCTTGGAGTATATTTGTTGCATGCAAATTACATTTTACACCAGGCAAAAATTATAATGCCTTTGAGTTTAATTTTAAGGGTCCTCGATGCAAACGCGAGACCTTTATGAAAATGGGTCAAAGGCACCATTATGAAAGACTCGCTAAACAATTTCATAATCGAGATAGCGCAATATATTATGTTGTTGCTAATATTATCAATGGCAAAAGCTGGATTGGTGATATGAATTCTGAAGACTATGAAATATGGCTTGGCAAACTTCAAAACCTTGATTACAACTTTAGGTCGGATATGTCTAAGGTTCGTGATGTTGAGTCAAACTTCAATATTGCGATATGTCCTCAGGACACTACACAAATTCCAATCATATATAGATTATATAGATCGGGTGAAATATCTCTAGAGACTCTAGCTTGTTTAGAATCCCTACTTGGTTTTTCTCGCGATCTAGATAAAAAATTGAGTGATCCTCTTGAGATATCAAGAAACCTATCACACCTGATAAGAGCCTATAGTCCCTTTTTGAGTTCTCGATTCAATAAGAAAAAATATAGAGAAATTATCATTTCGTTATTTACAAAACAACAAAACTAGTATACAATAACACAACAAACAAAACAACAATACAACAACATAAAAAATATGAGTTTCGATAAACTAAAAGCAAATCGTCAAAGCGCTATTGATAAACTCGTCAAAGCTGCTGAAAAAGTAGGTGGAGCAACTAAATCATATGGTGATGATCGCTTCTGGAGTCCAACAGTTGATAAGAGCGGCAATGGCTATGCAGTCATTCGCTTCTTGCCACAAAAGGATGGAGAAGATCTTCCATGGGTTCGTTACTGGGATCATGGTTTTAAAGGACCAACTGGTCGTTGGTATATTGAAAACAGCTTGACTAGTATCGGTAAAGAAGATCCATGTTCAGAGATTAATGCTCGCTTGTGGAATAGCGGCATCGAAAGTGATAAAGAAATTGTACGTGATCGCAAACGTCGTTTGCATTATGTCAGCAACATTCTTATCGTTGCAGATCCTGGTAATCCAGCAAATGAAGGCAAAGTCATGCTCTTCAAATATGGTAAAAAGATCTTTGATAAGATCATGGATATCATGCAACCTCAGTTTCAAGATGAAACTCCAGTAAATCCATTTGACTTCTGGGAGGGTGCAAACTTCAAACTTAAGATTCGTAAGGTTGAAGGCTATCGCAACTATGATAAGAGTGAGTTTGATAGTTCAAGCCAACTTTTCACTGGTGACGAAGATATGCTTAAAGAAGCATATGATAGTCTGCATAGTCTTTCTGACTTTGTTGATCCTAAGAATTATAAGAGCTATGAAGAACTTAAGCGCAAGCTTATTGAAGTTCTCGGCGAAGAAGAAGTTAATGGTGCACGAAGCATCTCTCAAGTTGAGATGATTAACGAGCCAGCCCATGCTGGATTGTCGCGCACTGCAGAAGCTCCTGCTCCAGCTGTAGCATCAAGTAAGTTTGATGAAGATGATGAAGACGGCGATGATCCTCTTGAATATTTCAAGAAATTGGCCGCACAAGGCTAATCGTCATATAAAGATTATCTCAAAGGTCAGAGGGCAACCTCTGACCTTTTTTTAGTTAATAAGCTAGTGCACTGCCTGTTTCAATACTTGGTGCCATTCGAACATTTCTGCTGCTATTTGATACGTTCGTATTGCTTACATTGCCACCGTTATTTGTTACATTTGTCACAATGACTTGGCTGCCTCCACTCATTGATGCTCCAGTTGTTTCTAGTTTTTGGCTATTAAGACTATTAGCATTAAGAACAGGTATGATTTGCAGTGTAGCGCCATCTTGTAATTCTTTTGAAATTTCCTTTACTTTATCCCATGGAAATTCATTAAATCCAGCAAATGATCCGCTTTGTATTTGAGCTAGCATATTCATGCCTTCAGCAAGATCTTTTACTCCCATTCCAACTGCTGATAAACCAGTTAATGATGACAATTCTTTAAGTTTTTCAATTATACTTTTTTCTCCAGTGAAAAATCCGATTATACCGCTAAATGCATCAGAAATGCCTACACTAAAATTAGATGCAGCAAATGCACCAATAGCGAGACCTAATGTGCCAATTGCTACACTTAGACCAAGAATTTTACTTATTTCGATTTCTTTTATAAATGATTTAAAATCATTGAAAAAGTTAGTAACTGGTTCAAGTTGCAAACCAACTTTAGATAGCGCCATTAAAGTTGCAGCGAGTACTGCCATTGATATTGATAATATACCAACGAATGGGGCAAATGGCACAAGTGGTAATATACTTAGACTCAAACCGAGCATCGATAGAGCCACTAGACCTAATTTTGCTGGATCAACTGCATTAAAAAGATTTGCAGCTTTACCTAATAGCATTAATGATCCACCAATGGCAGCAATTGCAATAACTACTGCTGCAATACCAGCTAAAGTTGCTGGATTAGTTAGGAAATTTCCTGCTAAAGTTAAAATACCTATTAAACCTATTAAAGATGCACCAACCATATCAATTATTTCTGGTTTAATATCTTTTAATAAAGATAGACCATATGCAAATGGTATCATAGCTGCACCAAGAGCTAATAGCGTTAAGCTTGTTTTATAAGAACTTACAGAAAATTTACTCATAATCGCAGTTGCTGCAAGAAATGTTAAAATTGCAGCACCTCCCTTTATTAGATCCTCTTCTTTAATTAAAGATATAAGCCATACTGCACCAACTATAGCAAGAATTCCACCAGCCAGTGCTAAGAAACCTATTCCCATGTTTTTAAATGAGTCCATAAACTTACTAAACGGCTCTAAAAACTTAGCAATACTTTCACCAATTTTTTCAATTTTATTTGCTGTTTCTTCTTTAACGTCGCCAAATTTATTAATAGCCTTTATCATACTTGGTATAATAAACATTGATAAAAGTTTTATTTGTACCCATGTTTTTACCACTTTCATGCCTTGAATTATTTGCAAACTTTCAGCAAATTTTTTCAATGACTCAAAAAGATTTGAACTATAGTCGAATGTTTTTGAAATTGTTTTTTCTCCTTCTTTAGTATCTTCTTTAACTTGTCTCAATTTACCAAAAAAATCTCCCTCAGCAAATTTTTTCATGGCCTTTACCATATTACCAACAATCATAGGCAAGAAAAAACTTGCTTTTAATGCAGGTATAATTTTAATGCTATTAATAGCACCAATAAATGATCCAAGAGCCTGTGCTGCATCATTATATTTTTGAAGTAGAGTTTGTGAATCCTTAGTATCAGTTGTTGTAGCCGTTGTTTGTGGTTGAGTCGTATTTAATGCGGTCGGATTAGGTCGACTTATATTTAAACCAAGCAAACCATTATTTGATTTTATAAGATCTTCAATGTTTTTATTGAGTTGTGTATTAATAGCAATTAAATCCTTTGTGCTATCAATCATTTTAAAAAACAATGTTGATAGATTTTGAAGATTAGCTGCTTGAACTATACCACCACCCTGATTGCCACCTGAATTATTCTTAATTTCATCACGTATTTCTTCGAGCACTGATTTTGAATCATCAAGAATTTGTTTGTTATCTTTTGATGATTTTTCAAATTTCTTATTTAAATCAGTTATGCCCTGAGAAATAAGAGAGTCTTGCGAGAGACTATCCCGCAAGACTTTTGAATCTGTTACACCTCGTGCGTTAAGATTTTTTATTTCATTGATTAGACTTTGCAATAGGGTTTTATCGTCCATTTGATTTAGATTTTTGTCTTGCTTCTTCTTCCTTTATCCATTTAACAAGCAACGAAACATAGATTTCTCTCTCCCAAGGCATCATATTATCAAGTTCCGTCAAACTGTATTTATGATGCTGCATCATTGAAAAATTAGTCTTATAATGATTTAAAAGACTATCATGGGAGAGAGCTATTCGAAAAAACTCTGTATGCCACTAAGTTTGTGACTATTTTCATGATCACAGCTAATGCATGCAAATGTGACATCCTTTTCGAATTTAGGAGAGTTTTGAATAAGCTCTTCAATCTTAGCTAGCTGTTGACGATTCAAACTACTAATGAAGGTATCAATTTCTTCATAGCTTGCTTCTGTCATATCATAAACATTATTTTCATCAAAAATACTAGCAATGCTTGCAGCAATTGTCATGATTAGACTTTTTCCTTTATCGTCTTGATTAGCAGTAATGGCTTCGACATCTTTAATTGAGATATACTTTGGAACAATGCCAATGCTGTCAGTAAGCATGATTTTCTTTGGCAGTTTTGTTTCTCCAATCATGCCAATCTGTTCAAGATTAATACTGACATGATTTAGTGCACCACAGCTATCACACTTTAATCCAACTTCAACATCTTCGCCGACACTTTTCGTACGAAGCTTGACAAAGATATATTCAAGATCAAAGCTCGCAAGCTTTTGCGGATCAATTGCACCGAATGTACACGCATGAATAATATCAAGCATTGCTTGTGTAACATCCTCCGGTTTACCGCTTTCTTGCGCAAGCATAAGAATCTTTTCTTCTTTAACAAGAAATGGACGATATTCAATAGTCTGACCAGTGCTTGGTACTTTAAGACTATATTTTGGAGTGTTTAATGTAGGTAATTTCATAATAAGTTATCTATATGTGAATTTTTACTAACTATTTGAATTACTGTCCAACTGATGTATTATCTCGTATAGGAGTTAATAGCGAATTTACATCTATAGGACGGGCTAAAGGTGTTGGTTCTTGTACTGGAACAGTTGATTGGTTTCTTATAAAATCACTAATAGAAGTTGCATTCTCAATTGGAGATTGTGCTGGAACGAATCCATATGGTATTGAAACAGGAACTGTACCATCACCTGAATCAAGTTGTTCTTCTATTGGTCCAACAAAGACTGTTCCCTTTGGTGTAAAGTATCTAACATCTCTAAATGCAAAATCGACGGTAAATGTTACAAATTCTCCCTCTTGAGTATTGCTATATTCAATCGAACTAATGCTCATTGGATATGCATCGAGTATCACAACATTATAATGGTTAAGACCAAGAAACTTATCATGATCCCATGTTCGTTCAGATGTTTGTGTAATTGTAAAATCTACAGTTGTTTCATTACGATAACGCAATTTATAATCTTCACGTGGTATAATTTTTTCTATCCAACGATCAAAAATACGTTTAACAAACATATTAGTTGGCGCACGAAATTTCATGCTAAAATCACCGTTTTTATAGCCTGTCGCATAGGCTATAGGATTGCGATATAAACTATAGTCAACAGTTTCAACATCTTTACTTGGTATATTAACATCTTCAAGAAAATATTCAAGATCACGAATTTGATCATCAGATTTGGCATAGGCTCTCATGCCAGTAAAATCAACTTTAAAACGATTGGTGCGCGCGAGGCTGCCGTGTTTTTTAATTGCGGCTTTTAAATCTGTGAGCATTGACATAATAGTATTTATGTTAGTAGCTTGATGCCAAGAGCCTTAAGAGTATCTTCGTTTTTTACAATATTTTTTATGTAGTCCTAATCCTCTGGCTTTTATTTTTATCCCGCAATGTGGGCATTCTTTTTCGCACGATTGTTTATGATTACTTCTTCCTGACACCCACCCATCTGGTTGAGTTCCTTCCGTAACGTATATAGTGTTTATTCCATCAGTATACCATTTTAAATTTTTTTCTTTAACGGCTGAACGACCATACATTGGATTTTCTTTTCCAGGTTTAGATGATTTTTGTTTTGTTTCTTCAGTATGTTTCTTTCCATAAAACCCATTTTTTTCCCCAGATCTATCTTTTCCGCGCATTTTTTGTAATACTTCTTCAGTGAATATAAAATTGCTTTGTCGCGCTAAGTTGTAGAATAAATTACTATTTTCTTTAAGATCTGTTAGCAATAATTGTTCTTGCTCGAATGCATTTTTCATATCACCACTATATGTGATTTCTCTCTCAAAAATCATATTTGGGTTTTCCCAATCTGACCAAAAATCAGAATTTTTTGATGAACAGATATAACCATCATTTTCTTTTCCCTTGTGATATCCTACATATTTTTTACCGTTAGTTCTATTATGCCAGATATATGTGAATGCTTCCATTTTATTATTTATGGTATCTTCTGTCCATAAAATTATAAAATTTTTATTCCAAGTTGTTTTAATACTCCTTCGTGCCAGACTTCAAAGGTTATGCCTCGATCTTCACAATAACTTTGTGCTGCTTCCCATTTTGATAGGTTTTTAGCATATGTCATTACCTCAGTTAGATACTTTTTTGTTTTGATTTTTTTAGCCTGAGGCTGTATCGTTTGTTTTTTTGGTTTTATTTCAATCAAATATTTCTGACCCGAAACAAACTCAATAAGCATATCAACAAAATAACGATGCATCTTGCCATCAGTTCTGCAACGATATGGTATGACTATCTCTTCACTGCTCCAGCTCTTTACATTTGGATTAGTGTCACACCACTTAAAGACTTGTCTTTCCCAAAGACTGCGATAAACAATATTTGAAAAATCACCTCTATATTTTGCTATGTTTTGAGGTCTAAATTTTCCTTTGTAATATTTACTCATGGCCCTATCTATAAATAGAATTATGCCGTTTCCGAATTTTACTATTCCCCAAATTCCAGATACACAAAGTGCGATCGATGCAGCCAAAAGGGGTTTGACTGCAGCGGGTGATGTTTTAGATTCTGCAAAAAATGTTGATGTTAGTTCTGAAATTAATAGAGGTAGAAATGAAGAAAGTGCTTTAGATCAATTTAAAAAACAATATAAGGGCAGTTTAGGAAAATCTAAAAATGGACTAGTATTTCCTTCAGAGCTAGTAGGATTGAATAGACCGATGCTTGAATTTAGATGTTTGCAATCACATAGTATTATTGAAGCTGGAACAACTATATATTTGCCTGCTCCTGAAGGTTTATCATATAGCAACTCTTCTACATATAATGATTCAGAACTTGGAATAATGGGAAATGAAACATTGAGTGGTCTTAATACTTTGAAAAATAGTAAAACTGTCGAAGAAGCAGTTGGAGGTTTACTTGGTCAAGCTGGTTCAGCTTGGCAAAGAGCAGCTGGCACAGATATTAAATCTGGAATTTTAGCTGCAGTTAGCGGAGCTATTCAAGATGAAGGCATGAAAGCAGCGGTTGGACTTGCTGCACGTGCACGATTTAACCCATATATTGTGACATCATTTGATGGTACCAATACGCGTGAATATTCATTTGAATATAAACTAATACCATCGTCACAGCAAGAAGCCGAAACTATAAAACAAATAGCACGCTTATTTCAAATTGCGGTTTATGGCGAAGTTGAAGGCTTTCTTTTAAAATATCCACCAAAATGGAAATTAACAATTCTATCCGCAACAAAAACTAACAATGGAAGAGTGTTAAAGCCTCTTAGTTCATTCTATGAATGCTATTTACAAGGATGTGATGTAAAATACAATTCATCAAATAATTCATATTTCCATGATAATTCACCCCTTGAAACTGATATTAGTTTAAATTTTAAAGAAACAAAAGCATTGCATGCAAACGAAATCGCTAAACTATTAATAACTGATTAAATATGAAAGGTTTTTTTAGAAATTTTACTGGAGCAATTTATAATTTTGAAACTAAAGATTTCAAATCAGAAAGAGCTATAACTGATATTACACGCAGCATACAATTCAAAGATATTGGAGATGTTGTACGCTATGACAAATATTATATTGGAGATGGTGAAACACCAGATAATCTGGCATATAAACTATATGATGACTCAACAAAACATTGGATCCTATATCTGTTAAATCCAGATTTGAAAAGGGGTTGGCCATGCAGTGATAGTGAACTTGAGCGATTAATTGAAAGTAAATATGGAGCATATAGTTTTCTATCTTTGGCTAATGAAGATGTTTATGCATATAAAACTAATAAAAATGATCCAAATGAAACACCGCGCTCAATTGATTTTAGTATAGCTGATAGCATAGAAATTTATTTGGATCCAAATAGTGAAGCATTGGATGTAACGTTTCATCAGTTCGATTATAATCGAAGAGCTCTTATAATATCCCAAAAGCCAAATGATACTGAATGGATGAAAGATCTTGATACGATCTTTATTAAGTTTTTTAATGGTGAGGGCTCTGATAAAGTTCAAGTTGGATCAACTATTGAATTAAGCGTTAATCCTGACAATTGTCATTATCTTATGAAAAATGCTGCATATAGCTATGCCTTTAAATCATATAGAGATGCACTAATAAATGGAGATGGCATACAGACTGCAACAAGTTTTGAACAATATGAGATAGATAGAAATGAGAATAGAAAATTCATTCGCGTTTTAAACAGTTCAGATGCAGAAAGAGTTTCACAACAATATTTTCAGATACTAAAAGATGGCTGAGAAATATACCAAAAATAGTCCAAAGGTTCTTAACGCTGAAGGCAAACCTCTTGTACCAGGCACATATGAACTACAAAAAGTAGTTATAAGACGTGATGATCTTGCTAATGAATTAAACATTACTGAACTAATTACTGATATATCATTTACTGAAGAACTATTTTCTCCAGTAATGGTAGCTAAATTAACAGTCAGTGATACAGCAAATGCAGACAATAAAATATTCAAAAGCAATCCAGATGTTTTTCAAGGGCATGAGGTTTTGGAGATAAGCATAAAATTTATTGATACAAAGGGAGATCAAACTATAACATTTCAATTAAGCGTTCGTGAATATGGAGATTTTGAATTAGATAGTGAAGGTGTATATACTGGAGTCTTTGTTATTACTGCAGTTGATGACTTTGCAGTACTTAGTCGTTTACAACAAATATCATTTGCGGTTGGTCAACCACATAACGTATCTAAACTAAATAAAAATACGATTGAGCATGTCGATTTGATTTTTAAAAAATATCTAAAATTAAATAATGAACAATTTGATTATTCTACGACACATGCCCGAACAAATTGTGATAGTAAAATAAGAGGTGTTATACCATATTGCACACCACTTCAGGCAATAGAATGGTTACGAACAAAGTCTTTTGATCAAGACAAAGCTCCGTTTTTCATATATGGAATATTTAATGATCTAGCTAAAGCTCCTAATTCGCCTATTAGAAAGATAATTGCTAGAAGTTGGAATTGGCTTATCGATAAAAAAAATAATCGTGTTTATAGAAACTTTGTAAAAAAGTATAACAATGACGACGGCAGCTATACCAATGACGATAGACGATATGAATCTGAAAAGCAAAGAATATTGGAATTTACAACAAGCGTAACAAAAAATGAATTAAATAAGTTTTTACAAGGTGAATATGATACTATAGTTAAAACGATTAACTATACTGGTTTTTTTGATTATGACGATGAAAAAATTGATCCTTATGTTCCTGCTCTTAGTACGACTCTAAGCAGCACACCAAATGAAGCTGAATATTCAAAGAGATTTGATCAAAATAAAAAATTAAGAGAAGCTCATATTAAGACTTTGAAATTGAGTGCTGATGATATCACTATATCTCAGGGAGCAATAATTTCACATAGGCCTTTGCCGTTATATGATGACTCTAACGGGCTAAATGATACAGTTCAAATTAAAAATTGGCATAGCCGCGCTATTCGATTTTTTACAGCAAAAATAGCAAATGAGCAGAGCGAGATTGTGGTTTATGGAGATATTAATTTAAATCCCGGAAAAATAATAGATCTTATAGTTGATGAAGATTCTGAACTATCCACAAGAAATAGTCTCTATATAATTATTGCTAGCGTTCATAGTTTTGTCGATGGTCGATATATTAACCGCTTAAGACTTGTGCAATTACCAAAAGTATAAAATGAAAATAGATAATTGGTTTACAGGTATAATTGAAGATTGTGATACTAAAAACAAACGTGTGCGCGTACGTATGTTTGGCTTACATAGCTTTGAACTTGATTCAAATGGATCAGCTGAGATTCTTACATCAGATTTACCGTGGGCAACACTATTGTTGCCCGTTACGGTATTACTAACAAATTCTAGTGGTATTTCTGATTTAGTAGGCAGATGTGCATTTGGTTTTTTTAGAGATGGCAATGATATGCAAGATGCCGTTGTGATTGGAGTCTATGAAGGTGAATGGAATCAAACTAAAAATGCGGCATATAATCCAATTTTTAATCAAACAGGCTATAGTAATTCTATGCCACCTGCAAATAGCTATGCTGGTCCAATAAATGTTGGATCGAATAGTATAGCTACTAGTGTAGGCGGTGGTTATATACCATTTACTGCTGCTCATGGCAGCGGTCTATTAAATGAGTTTAACCAAACTTTGCCCGGAGACTCCTATAATTTAGCAATCGCTAATCGCATTATACAGCCTGCTCTGAGTCAACTTAGTAGAAATGTAACATACGAAACAAATCCAGGAGCAATTGCTGAATATTTTAAAGCAACGAATTATCCAACTGGCGCTGCATCACGCAAACCATGGTGTGCAGCTTTTGTTTGTTGGTCTATACAACAATCTGGTTTATTTGATGAAAATTCTCGACCAAAAAATGCAGATGCATTTGGATTTGATGATTGGGCAAGACAAAAATTTCGTGATCGCGTTGTCGCACTTTCATATAATCCACGAGATGTAAAACCTGGAGATATCGTAGCTTTTAGTTGGAGTCATGTTGGCATTGTGACTAAAACTACTCCAGGTGAAAGTACATTTCAAACAATTGAAGGCAATACTGGAAAAGGAATTATTGCACAACGCAACCACAATATATCTAGTGTAATATTCGCAGTTCGTGTTGTTAGTTGATATATAGAATATGAATAATAAGATTTCAAATCAAAATTTTTCAGCTCCGGCCTATGCAGACAGTTCGATTGATGGTTTAGTAAAATTTTCACAAACAATCGGCGGACATTATGATGAGCTCGATGATACACTTGGCTCAGAACGCAGAGTACGTTGTCATCCCAATGGCACTCGTGAAGTTTGGACAAATGATCGTTGTGATCTTGTTGTATATGGAGAGAATTATAAAATAGTTATTGGAAATGACAATGTTACAGTAACTGGAGCAGTTAATATTGTTGTAAATGGAGATTGCAATACCACAGTTGGTGGAAACTATAATCTAACGGTATTAAAGGATATGAATGTTAGCGTTAAAGGCAATATTGTTCAAAAATGTGATGGCGCATTTGTTACTGAAACAACAAAAGGCGATATTATTCATAATAGTGGCAGTCAATTGCAACATCATAGTGCTGCTGATATGGTAACACGATGTGGCGGCGAATATGATTGTCGAATAACTAAGGATGCAAATTTTAATGCAGTTACAACTAGCTTTTTTGGAAAGAATTTTGTATGTGGTGCATCAAATGTTATTAGTTTAGCATCAGGTGTTTCTACTGTGATTAGCAGTACAAGTTTAAATCTAGCAGGAACATCAAGTATAAATCTGCAAAGTATTGCATCGATTAATAGCGATAGTCCAATTACAAATATTAATTCACCTTCTATAACAGCAACAGGCATTGTCAGCGGTCAAGATTTTATTTCTGGAGCAATTAGTCTAGCTAATCATAAACATATTAGTGCTGCACCAGGTTCACCAACTAGCACACCTATACCATAAACTTAAGTTATGTCAAATTTAGAAGATCTAGCAAAAATACAACAGGCATTAGGTGCATTGCAATCAAATAATCCGATTGATGAACTAACTGCAGATCGATTGCTTAAAGAATCAGATATTAGCAGCGCCATTAATAGTGCTGATCTTATACGCGTTGGTAAAATTCAGTCTGATCTTAGTCAAGTTCTTGGTGGAGAAAGTCTTGATTTTGGAGCTGTTACACGATTGTCTGATTGCATTAAAAATATTGATGATATTATTATTGATCGATTAACTAAAAAGTTAACATCATTGTTATTGCAAAATAGTACAGTTTCTGCTGCTCTTGCTACTGCGACTGATGTTATGGCAGTAATTAATACAGTGAATGGTTATATTGCATTTGTACAAAGCTTGCTTGACAAATCATTTTTAGAGCTGCTCATACTTGCAAAGGATGCAGGCTTGCTTGAAAGAAGTGAATTGTTTAGACAAATACAAGAAAAGTATGGCAGCACAATTAACAATCTTAATGAGATTTTGGCTAATATTGATAACTTAAATATATGTACTATGATGGGTCTAGGCGGAGGACCAGTGCCAAGCGGAGTTAAAAATATGAAGCCCGAAGCTTTGCCTGATTTTGGTACTATTGTTGAAGTTGATGCCGCATCAATTGAAAAGAAACAAAAATATGAAGATGTCATTAATCGTATTGGCTATGAAATAACCAATGTAATTGATTTTGTGCCAAATCAATTAGCTGCAAATATTCCTCAAACATCACCTGCGGTAAATGCTGCTTTAAGTCCTTTGCAGAATTTTTCTCGTGCAGTTGTTAATCGCTATGGCACAGCAACTGATGATGAGGTTGGTAAATTACGTGCACTCTTTCATGGTGAAATTGACCGAAAAATTAGTGAATATAGCTATGAGTGGTCTCCAGAGACTCGTGAGTTTTATAAACAAAAAGCACAAGAAGCTGTAGCAATTGCTGAAATTGAGCATAAGTCACTGCGCGATTGGAATATTCAAAAGAATAATACACAATATGGTCAGCGTGTTTCATCTGGCGTTACAATTTATGGTGGACCCGATTGGGATCTTACAACATTTCTTGAAATTAAACCAAATCAAAGACCGCCAGAACTAATAAGATATTGGACACAAGAACGAGGGATCAATATCGCGGCTGAAGAGAGAAAATTACAAAATCGAGAGAAGCCCATACCAACAGGAATATTAGATCTTTCAGATGCATATAATGGTGCTTATAATGTACAGTTGCGACCAGGTTATAGTTGTGCTAGCACACGTTATCCAGGTGGTACACAGCTTCAGCTTAAACATCCAGATGGTCGCATATATGATCCGGCAGGATTAAACCCATCTGGTATTGTTACAGTTGATGATACAGGAAATGCAGAACTAACATATAAAAAGGTTGATTTGTATATTAGTAAAGAACATATTAAGCAGTATAAATCAACAAATATGTCGGCAGTTGAAGTTTATCTGGTTTCCCTTGGATCGAAAACTAATAGTAAGCAATATATAAGAGCTCAAGCAATATTTGGTTAATCCACTATTGTATAAATAGATTTGATGAGTAGAGCTCTTAATCTCAATGATTATAACACTGAACAATATCGACCAGTTATTGCTGCGGCTGACATATATCGTGATGTTCACACTCGTTTTATACATCCAATAAGTGGTGATGTTATGATAGCGAGCGATATTGACGCTATTAAAAATAGTGTTAAAAATATTGTTTTGACTGAAGTTGGCACACGACCATTTAATCCAGAGTTTGGCACACGTGTGACGAGTCTGCTATTTGAAAATATTGATATTATAACACAACGACAAATTACACTTGAAATTGAAAATGGCATAAGAAAATTTGAGCCACGCGTTTCAGACTTTAATGTAAATACCGTTGCAAATTATGATGGCAACAGTTATAATATTAGCATCTTTTTTCAAACCAAATATTCCCAAACTGGAGAAATTAAATTTATACTTAACAAAATACGATAATGGCAAATCTAGGCAAACAGATCGATGTTACTACTCTTGATTTTGATCAAATCAAAAGCAACCTTATTAACTATTTTAAATATGATGAAAATGGTCGATTTTCAGATTGGGATTTTGAAGGCAGCAATCTTAATACAATAATTGATGTGCTTGCGTATAATACGCACTATAATGCAATGCTTGCTCATATGGCAGTTAATGAAAGTTTCATTGACAGTGCTCAGTTGAGAAGCAGCGTTGTATCAGCAGCCAAACTATTAGGCTATATACCGCGCAGTCGTAGTTCATCAGAAATAACATTTGATATTAGCATACCGAAAAATCCTAATATCACTGCGCTGACGGAAATAACAATCCGAGGAGGTGTTGTTAACAATGCGACTTCAACAGTGCGCGCACAAAACGAGTCAAGTGATTATAATTTCGCGCTGCTTGAAGATGTAGTATTAAGTCTAAAGGGAAATAACTATGTCGCAACTAATGTTATTGCTCATGAAGGCAGTTTAGTAACACGATCATATTCAGCTGTTGCATATGATTCAAACGCAACCTATGAAATAACTGATGAGAACATTGATATTTCTTCACTAAAGGTGCGTGTAGTTGAGACATCAGGTTCTACAAGTAATTTATTATTTCAACAGTTTAATACTAGTTCTAATGTAACTAGTACAAGTCCAGTATATTTCATCAATGAAAATATCTTTGGAAAATATGAAATTAGTTTCGGTGATGGTATATTCGGTAAAAAACTAGAAGCAGGAAACATCATTGAACTTGAATATATTGTCACAAATGGTGCAGTTGCAAATAATTGCAGAACATTTATTAATCAGAATCTGATTGTTTCAAATCCATCTGCAATTGGTAATATAACACTAGGCTCGCTAAGCATTATAGGCCGTTCAAGTGGTGGTCAAGAAAAAGAAAGTATATCAGCATTAAAAAATAATGCAATATCAAGTTTTGCAACACAAAATCGTGCAGTTACAAGCGATGACTATGCTAATCTAATTAAAGCTAATTTTGCTTATATCAATAGTCTAAGTGTATGGGGAGGAGAAGATAATATACCTCCAGTTTATGGTAAAGTTTTTATTAGTGCCAATAAGATTCAAACAACAATTGAGGGCGAGTCAGTAATCACTGTTCTTAACGATTCTGATAAAGCTGATATACTTGACTATCTGCAATCTAAAAAAGTATTGAGTATTTTTCCAGAAATAGTTGATCCCAATACATGTAATATTGTATTGGATATTTTGGTAAAATATAATCCAAATATTACATCGCTATCACAATCAGTTATTGCATCACGAATTGATGATGTCATAACGAACTATAATGTTAATCGCATCAATGAATTTAATAGTGTTTTTAGACATAGCCAATTTGTAAGAGCAATTGAAGATAGTTCTAATTCTATATTAAACAGTCTTGTTCGTGTCTATCTTAGCCAATCATTTACTCTAAACGAAACTGGTGTTAATAACATTAGTTTGAATTTCGGTGCACGTTGTGCGACTGATGATGGCAAAGTTTTTGTTAACATTATTAGTGATGTGCCATGGACTCTAGGTGATATTGAACTTTACTTTAGTGAAGAGCAAACATCTGATAAAAAGATTATAAAAATCTATAGCTATTATATTAAGGACAATAAGCAGGTCAAATATGCAGATGTTGGAACATTTAACATTGAAACTGGCATAATGACTCTCAATACTCTTTATAGTGATAACAATGTGACATTTAACTTTATTGTTAATAGCTTTTCAAATGATGTCATAGCAAAAAGAAATACACTATTGCAGATCAATCAATCTCTTTCAACAGCAAATATCTTTGTTGATGAGATTGCACGTGGTGGCAATAGCCGCAGTGTTGATTATAAAACATTTCCCAAAGATAGATGAGTGACTTAGTAACAGCCAACGCACGAGTTGAATATTCTGAAATTGTTGAGCCAGCAAAGGCTTTAAGCAGTCTGCCGTATCATTTTGAAAATGAAGCAAGTGAATTGGTAAAATTGCTCGAAGCTTATTATCGATTTCTTAATAAAAAATATACGGGAGTTGAAAATTCAAGTGGGCCAAGTTTTGAGATAAGCAATATTGCTCGAAATCATGACATTGATATGACGACAGATGATCGTTATCTTGATGCTATTGAAAGACTTATTGGTTCTTATATACCACCAAGTCAATCTATTGACCGAGTTCGTCTTTATAAGATTATTGCAAACTATTATACAAATCGTGGCAGTGAAGAGAGTATCTTTAGTTTCTTTCGATTGTTTTTCAATGAAGTAGTTAGTTTGTTTTATCCTAAAAACTTTTTGTTTACAACTAGTGATATCAATAGATCAAAGACATCTGATGTTTATCGCTTGAATGATAATCAGCGTTGGCAGAACTATTCATATGTCATTTACACACAATTAGCTAAAAGCGAGTGGGGTCTTGAATATGCAAAGTATATTCATCCGGCTGGTTTAAAGTTTTTTGCGTCACTTATACTTGAGCTTGCAAATAATAATGACTGGACAAATGTTGGCTGTTTAGATATTGATTGGTCAGAATATCCAAATAGATTTTTAGATGATCCTTATGTTGGACCAAATGGCTATGGTGTATATTATTTTGAAGATCCAACAGATTATTATAGCTATACTGAAAACATTATTAGTGATGATAAAATAGATCCAATAGCTGATGATAATTGTTGGCGCAGTATCGACTGGGAAACAACTGCTCGAGGCAAACATACACCAACTAATCAAAGCGGTGCATATATTTACGATTTTATAACAATCTTATCATTATTGCCGGATGGTGGTTATCATTTTATTAAAAATCTACGACCGATTAGAGGTAATAATGGAGCTTATGTTTTTGATGAAGCACTTCGTGCATTTTATATTACATATGGCATAAGCTCTAAAAATTCTAATACACCATTGTCAATCTTTAGAGAAGGTTGGAATGGTTATGATAAGGTAATTGATAATTCAAGTATTGGTGAATATGCAGATCTAACATTATCAGATGCATTTGCTAATCCACCATTAACCGGTTCTGGCCCACAATTCAATAGTCTAAATTCATATTTTATATTTGATGGAAATTACAATTCAGGCTATGACGAATTTGGTGCACCAGCAAACTATAACACTGATGACGAAGCTTCTGCTCTTAGTGAAGAAGGAGCAATTATTTTTTAAAACAAATCAATATAAATACAAATAACTATGGCCGCGATTATAACCGAACAATTTAGAATCAATTCTAGAAAAAGACTATTTGATGACATTACAAATAATGCCAATAATTATTATATTGGTATTGGTAAACAAGATGGTTGGGCAGAATTAAACCCAAGTCAAACAGTTCCAACTAGTCCATTTCCAGCTGGCACCCTAGGCGATGTAGCTGAAGTTAGAAAAAATATTTCAGCACTATTTAAAATTTCAGGCAGCAGTGTCTCTACAATGTTGCCAAACTATATAATTCAGTCAGATCGTAGTTATAAAGTTTATAACCCATATGATCCTACATGTTTTTACGCTAGCTCTACGGAATTTCCATGTTTTGTAATTTCGCGATTAGATAGTCTTGGTGGTGGAACAGGTGATCATGTATTTTTGTGTGTTGGTAAATCCCATACAGCAACTTTTGCTAGTCATAGTTTCGAACGTCTTGGCTCACCTAGTGAAAGTACAGATGAGCCTGGTCTTTATAGCTATTCACAAGATGGTTATATTTGGCTTTATATGGGTCGCTATACGGCAGCAAATACTTCAGTAAATAATGGAGCATTTGTTTCATATGATTTTGGACAGACGGTTACAGCTACACCGCATTCATCTGGTTTAATTCACGGTTTTCATATTATTAATGGAGGTGTTAGTTTAACAAATGGACCTAGTACTGCAGTTAATGTGGAAATTACTGGTTTACAAAATGGATCTAAAACAACATTATCTACTGTTCCTGCTTTACTTAAAATAGTAAATGGAAAAATTACTAAAATAACATTGAATGCTGATATTAGAAGTGGCACAACATATAAACTATGGTCATCTGCAACCGCTCGCATAACAACAAGTGGTTATACAACAACACAAATTGTTCCGATTATTGCCCCAATTGGTGGTTATGAAAGCAAGCTTGAAACAACATTGCCAAGTTGGTATATTGGTGTTGGAGCAGATACTGTTAATAGTCAATTTGTACCAAGCGGAACATCTTATCGTCAAATTTCAATTATTAAAAATCCAAAGAGAAATAATAATAATGATCTAAATGATGCAACAGTTGATCGCGTTCATAAATCATTTTCTACAATTGGAAATGGAAAGCCAGCTAATGAAAGATTGGCTCTTGGTGGTTATGATGTTGATACTGGTTGGAAAATTAAACAAGGTAATTATTTAGTTGCGACAATAAGTGCAGTTGAGTTAAAAGACAATGTATGGAGTTACTATTATTATAATAGCATTCAAGCTGGAGTGTTTAATATTGATGATACACAACCATTAACTCTAGTCGCACCAGCCGAGCTCGCACTGTTCCCTAACGAATTGGCATTATTAGCTAATCAATATGATCTAAACTCTAGCTCAACACTATTTAATACATCAACAGGTGAAATTCTCTTTATAGATAATAGAGGTGCGGTTACTCGCGAAGCAGGTCAAAACGAAGAAATCAAAATCATAATTCAACTATAATGGCAATTACTACCAAAACTGACACATATTTTGACGATCTAAATATTCCAGATGTTAATGGGAAATCTCCCATCGATAAAAACTATTTGCGAGTTCTTTTTAAGCCAGGTGTTAATGTTCAAACACGTGAACTTAACCAGGCTCAGAGCATGTTACAAGCTCAGATTGATCGTCTTGGATCTGGACTATTTAAACCTAATAGCCAAGTTGTCGGTGGACAAATTACATTTGATTCAGCTATTGGTTGTATTGAATTTTCAACAAATAGTCAAATAACAGAATCACTGCTTACTCAATTTCAAGAGGATTTAACTCTTCTTAAAATTACGAGACAAACAACTGATTCTACTAATGCTATTAGCAAAGCATCAGTTACTGCCATTGAGTCTGTAACAAATTCAACTGAAGGAGCAACTCACCGCATCTATTATAAAAATATCGAAGGCACTCCAATTGAAAATGTCATTTCAACAAGCGAAGAGTTGACACTATCATATGGTGATTTTATTACTGACTTATATACACTAACTCCTCTTGCTTATAAAAAAGCAGTTGGTTTAACAGCAGATGCTGGCATTTATTTTGTAAGAGGCAGCATGGTTGCCTCACAAAGACAATATGCAGCAAGACCTCTCGACGCAGCTAGTGATAATTTCAACGGATTTGCTTATTTCTTGGTCGAAGAGAATTATGTTGATTCAATTGATGATTCTACACTAAATGACAACGCATCTGATACAAGTAACTTTTCAGAACCAGGTGCACATCGTTATCAAATCGTTTTAACATTAAAACTTTTAACAGCAGAAGAATTAAGTATTGCTGAAAATGCTATTAAGCTCGCTGATATTAGATCAAACGAAATTTATATTCAATATAATGGCATTGATCAAAGCGGCGCAGCTCTTGAAGATACTCTTGCTCGTAGAACTTATGAAGAATCTGGTAATTATACTGTAAAGAATTTCGAGCTTGAGCTCAAAGAATTATTCGGTTCAGATTATAATGCGATCTATACCTCTCCTCAAGATGTGCTTGATTTTACAGGCATATCTTCAACTAATGCATCTGATTATTTCGTTGCAAAGCTTTCTCCTGGAGTTGCTTATGTAAAAGGAAAAAGAGTTGAGACTCTTGCTCCTAGTAATTTAGTTATTCCTAAAGCCAAAAAAACATATACCGATTTGACATTTGAACGAGGTCAAAGAACAAAATATAATGCTGCGACGAGTGCATTATATGGCAATTATGTCACGGGTTATACTGGTTATTATAATAGCAGCTATAATCAATATAATGGTTATGGTTATGGTGCTGGAAACATTGATAATGGCAGCAGCGGTTTGCCAGTTTTTGAAAATGATAATGTCAGTTATGTACTATATGATTCAAAGGGACTTGACATTGGTACTACAAAAATATCAGGCATTGAACCAGAAGGTATAAAAGACGCAGATCAGATTAATGCAAAACTATATCTCTATGATATAGTTTTAGATGATGGTGCTCGCTTTAATGATGTTGTAGTAATAGCGTCAGATGTTCCCATCGCCAGCTATGGAAAATTTAGTTTTACGGTCGAAAAACCAAATGGTGTTGCTCTTAATGATATTAACAATACCGATTCAATCTTTCAATTTCCACATGAGGCAATTACTAGTGTTGAGAATTTGGTTGTTAGTCGCCGTCTGTCTGATAAAAACACATTGTTGGCAAATACTAATTTTGTTGACTTTTCTCCTTCAGAAGAAGGACCTTCAGGAAGATCATATGATGCGAGTCGAAATAATATAGTCGTTGCAAAGAATGGAGAAATTATAACATCTGGTTATTATATTATACCAAATGGAAATGGCATTCGAATTGTCTTTGATACTACATTGTTAGCTGGTACTACAGTTTCGGTTATTGTAACAGAAACTGGAAATATTGATGGAGCTGATTTTGGTATAAAATTAAAAACGACTGAATCGGTTAATTTAATAGCAGATGAGGGAGACATTTATAAACTCACTGGTGTATATCATGCAATTAGTATTACTGATACTGCAAATTGGGTTTTAGTTGATGATGGTCAACGTGATAATGTATATGTTAATGCAAAGGTCAGAAAAATCGGCGGTGGAACTGCTACGACGCTTGAAGTTACTCATTGGCGATTTAGAAATGCCGGAGGAAAATATTATACGGTTAATAGCTATAAGGTCGGGAATATTGCAACTTCAACACAGGCGCCACTTGATGAAATTCCAACATATGGTGATATCGTTTTAAGTGATTCAATTGATTGTAGATCTCTTCCAAACCAATTACGTTTGAGTCTTGATCCTTATAGTGCAATCACTGCACAAATTGACTTTTATTTGCCACGTATTGATTTAATTTCTGTTAACAGCGATAATAGTCTAAGAGTTATTAGCGGTCAAGCAGATCTTGATCCTAAATTGCCAAATATACCAGATGATGGCATGGCAATATATGCACTCTATGTGCCACAATTTACTGCAAGTGCAAGTGATGTAGATGTTCGATTTATTGAAAATCGTCGCTATACAATGCAAGATATTGGAAATATCGAAAAACGAATTGGCGCTATTGAATATTATACAAGTTTATCTCTATTAGAAAGAGATGCAAATGAACGTAGTATTTTTGGCACAGATGGTGAAAAATTTAAAAATGGATTTATCACAGATGGTTTTAGAAACCTAGATGTTAGCGATAGTTCTCAGTCAGAGTTTTTATGCTCAGTTGATAGTCAACGCGGCATACTCTATCCGTATCATACTGGATATAGCATACCATTTAATCCAAATGCGAAAGTAAATGGAATTACTATTAAAAATAATAAAGCATTTTTATCATATAGTGAAACAGATGTTGATTATTTGACACAGCTCTCGGCAAGTCAATTTATTGATCTACAGCCGCATGAGCAGAGCGCTGATGTTGGTATTATGAATCTAACACCAGAAGTTGATACCTGGTCTGAAAAAACAGAACAAGCTCAAACATCAGTTGAGCTCTATGATGGATTTAATAGTTTATTGCGAGATTTTGCAAATGAAGCTGGTTTTACTGGCACACAATGGAATTCATGGGTAACAACATCAAGTGTTTCTAAGAAAGTTAAAAACAAAAAAGCTGCTCTTAAATTCTTACAAGCTAATGGCGCAACAGGTGTTGATATTGGTAAATTTTCTAATAAATTTGGTGGTCTTTTCGGTGGTCTTTTCGGTAAAAAGAAAAAGAGAATTACTATTCAAAACCAAGTAGCAAGTGGAGTACAAGCTGATCTTGCTTTCGAAGACGTTGAACAAAGTTTAGGTGATTATGTCAAAGATGTAAAGATCTCAACATATATGAGAACACGATCTGTTCTTGTTGATGTGGCAAGTGTAAAACCAAATACACGATTCTATGCATTTTTCGATGGTAAAGATGTTACACAATTTGTAAAATTATTGCCAACTACATTTAATAGTGAAACCTATAACTTGACAGATGATGAAGGTAAATCACAAACAGAACTCTTAGCGAAATATTCAACGGCTTCTGAATTGGTAAGTGATGCCGATGGCAATATTGTTGCTATGTTTATCATACCAAATGATTCAAACTTTAAATTCTCAACTGGAGAAAAATTACTTCGCTTAACAAATAGTCCTCGTAATATTAAAGACGAAGAGGATAGTTTTGCTGAAGCACGCTTTATATCAAATGGTCTTGATATTGATAGCAGTGAAACTGTAATTTCAACACAAGTTCCACGTATAAAACGTCAAGAAGTTCAACGCAACAGAATTTGCGTACGTAAAAATGATCCGATTGCCCAAACATTTAGAATTGAAGATGATTGTGGTATATTTGCAAGCAGCGTAGAACTTGCGTTTGCACAGAAACCTCCAGCAGGCAGTGCTCAAGTACAGGTATATCTTGTGACAGTCGCTAATGGCTATCCAACAGATACTATTGTACCAGGCAGCGAAACAAGTTTGACAAATAGCCAAATTAATGTAAGCGACGATTCATCACTTATGACCCGCTTTGAATTTGCTAATCCGATTTATCTTGAGCCAAACGTTGAATATGCAGTTGTTGCCTTTAGCGGTTCATATGGTTATAAAGCATATATTGCAGATTTAGGTGCAGTTGATATTACATCTAATGGAGCAATCATTTCTGAACAGCCTGCAGTTGGTGTATTTTTCACTAGTGCAAATAAAACAACATGGTCAGCATCACAAAACCGAGATCTTAAATTCAAGATTAATCGTGCTAGCTTCAATGTGACGAGCGGAACACTAGTTGTTAATCCTGTTATCGGCAGCGGTTTACATAGAGTTGATATTTCATCATTTGCTGCAGTTCCTGCTAATGATTTCCAAAACATTGGTTGGGAAACAGCTAATGTAACTGTGGCTGTAGCAGAAGCTCCAGCTGGTGGTCGCACTGCAGTTGTTAGTCCAGTATTTAATAGCATCAATACAGCTATTGTTGGATTTAATATTACTGAGCCTGGAACTGGCTACGCAAGCGATCCGGTAATTACTGTTACTCAAATCGGAGCTAATGAGCGAAGCGCAACATTCCAAGGCAAACGTCCACAATATCGAATTGGCGCTTTCAATCTTAATCAGAAGTTTATTGAACTTAGTGGAAAAACACAAATTTCAAATATTCTTGAACTTGATACTGGTGCTAACGCTAGAACATATAGTGTTGAATCAGGAGAGCCAGTTGAAAATTTGGTTAATAGCAATTTTGCGATTGGTACTGATACAACAGATGATGTTAGATTGTCTACAACTTTAACAACAACTGATAGTCGTATTAGTCCAGTCATTGATCTCGAATCACTTAGTCTTGAGACAAGAGAATATGCAGTAAAAGAGTCTGGTGCAACTAGCCGATATTTTTCAAAACCAGTATATCTCGCTGAACCAGCAGATCAGCTTGATGTTATAGTTGATATTAATTTGCCTACAAAATCATCAAATATTAAAGTCTTTGGACAATTTTTTGATCAGAATAATAATCCTATTAGTAACAAATATTTCACAAGAAAATCACCAAATTCTGGATTACGATATGCCAATGTTGTTCCTGGTTGGAGATTAGTAGCTAATGGAACAGCTGTAGGTGCAAATGTGGTTGCAATTATTACTGACGTTCAACAGGTTGAAGGCATTTGGCGTTATTATTATAATGAAACAACAGCGATTATTGTTGGAACACCATATAATTTGATTGCACCATCTGTAACATTACCACTATCAACAACACCATTAGCTGAAACACATCAGGTTATTATTGGTTCAAATAATCTTGCTCTATCTGTTCCAACAGAATCTGACTGGATTGAATTAAAACCAACAAGCCCAACAGTTATACCTGTTAATAGTGACAGAGCTAAATATAGTGAAGTAAAATTCAATATTAATTTTCCCGAAGATGTTGATTTCAAACAATTTGCAGTTAAGATTGAATTTAGAGGAAAAGATTATATTGACGTTCCAACAATAAGAAACTTTAGAGCAATTGCAACACTATGAGTTTAGTTAAAGTTCAGGGCAATGCGGGTCTTGCAAAAGACCCGCGATCTGGAGCAGTAATTAATGTTGATAATGATGCATATGTAGCAGCATTAGCTCGAAAAAAACGTGCAACTCATGAGAAAAAACTATTAGAAAGAATTGATAGTCTTGAGATGCGCGTCGCTGAATTAGAGAAAAAATTACAAAGTTTGTAACATAAATAAGACTATATGAGTGAAATACTAACCAATATTAGTAAACCTGCTATCAATTATACTGATAATTTTAAAGTTTGGATTGATAAATTCAATGATATTGTTGATCAATTACAAGATACTAATTTTGCTATTGATGACGAATATGTTAATGTTGATTTAGCTCAATCTATTATAGGAGCTAAAACATTTAATAATACTACTGTTTTTAATGCAGCCGTTACATTATCTGGTGATTTAAATCAAAATAATCTTATTAATGGAGATGTTGCTCTTGAAAGGTTAAATTTTAAATATGGCATTGATGGTAATATTAATTTTATTGGAGTAAATGGCATTAATCTATTATCAAATCCAACAGCAAATGAATTTAGTTTAAGTTTCCCAACTGCTTCAACATCTAATACTTTAATTCTTGATTATGCAGTATCAGGTGGAACTTTTAGGATTGCTAATAATGTTAATTTAGAAGTTGCAAATTCACAAATTAAGTTTGGCTCTGATACCTGGACTTTTCCAACTTTGCCAGCTGAAAGTTCCGTATTGCAATGGGATGGTGGAATATCATGGTTAACAAAAGAAGCATTAGCAGAGGATCTTGCACTCTCAGTAACAAATAATGTTGCTTTAACTTCTACAGCAGAAATCATGCCGGTTGGTACGATTATTGAAGTTGATAAAACAAAGGCTGAACGATGGACTGGTGGATTAGCCGGTGGAAATGTGGCAGATAATGATTTTTATGGTTGGCTTATCCTAAATGGAGGAACCATTACTGCGACTGATGCAAATAGTCCATTTCTAAATCTTATTTATTTACTTAACAATGTAGTTACTCCACCAACTACCCCGACATTTCCAGTATCTGCAGATCTTGATCCTGATTCTACTAGTTCTCCTAATACAGTTAAGCTTATTAAATATTTACCTGATGCGGTTGCTACATTTGGTTTAACAAAAGGAAATGGTATATCCTTTTTTGAATCAAATGGCACTACTCCAAAAACTAATTCAAGTTTAAAAAATGGTATTACTCACATTGAACTTAATGCTGATACTAATGTTTTTCAATTTAATACAGATACGAAGAAACTTGAACTAAAAACAAATATTCCTCGTTATACTAATAATCGTTTAACAACAGCAACTCCAGCTAATAGTACTGATGCCGCAAATAAACTTTATGTTGATACACGCGTATTAGCAGGCGGAGTTGAAGGCAGTTGCTATGATCTAATGCAATCAGTTGATGGTTCAGGTTATAGTGATGTTAAAAATTCATTTAGTATTGTTGATAAAAGTGGAGCAGGTCGAGCATGGCGAACAGTAAAAACAGATACTCTCGCTTCAAATTCAATTGACTCCGATGTTACATTAAATGCTATTAGCCCATTTGGATCTAATTTTGGAAAAGTTACATCACTAAAAAGTACATTTGCAACACCCGATCAATTCTTTTTCACTGATCATGCTGATGTCATTTATGGTTATGGTGAAAACAAAAGAGGTGATATTGCTGCAGCAAGCCGTGGTATTAATGAATTTAGTAGCTATTATAATAGTGCATTTTTTCCAACTAATCCATATAGCAATACAACACAAATTCGACAATTATTGCCTGCATTTTTACCTCTTAAAGCTTCTTGGCCAGCAAATGCAGTATTGATTGATAGTGTAACAGGTATAGCTGGTTCTGATGATGATAATACAAATATAACAATTAAAACAAAAGATGGTTATGGTAATGCTTATGTGAATATTAATCCATCATCTGGATTAGTTAATTATTTTAATGGAACTGTACCATATACTCGCGGCTATTATATAAGTGCTGGACGTAATGCAGAAGGTCAATTTGGTCGAGGAAATACAACACCAACCTCGGCAACAACTGGTCCACTTGTTTGGGGACCAACAATTGATTCTCCAGGTCGAAATCTTTGGTATAATTTTGCATTAACCTCTGCAGAAAAAACTGCAATTAAAGCAAGTACTAGTGCATTAAGCACACTGCTAGCAAGCGATGGTGAAAAGATTCGTAAGAGATTTAACTGGTTTAAACCAAATGCAATAACAGCAGGAGGTCTCGCAACAACTGAAAATGATGCAATAGCTGCATGGAGAACACAAACTGGATTATCAACTGAAAATTTTTCTGATTATAATTGGTATATTAAAAAGGTAGTGCGCACATATGATGCTCATTATGTAATTGTTGGAAAACCAGGAAATGAAGCAGATAATGAGATATGGTGTGCAGGTACAAATCGCAAAGGTGCATTTGGTAATTTGACAACTGGATCAATTACTGACTTTGTTCCAATGCTAAGTGATCAATCGTTTAATAATGCGACAAGCACATTTAGAGTGTTAAATGCAACATTATCTACACAATCTGGTACTATTTTTGAACGCACACCTGTTAATGGTCAAGTACCACCGCATGGTCTATCTGACTTTGATGTATTGACATTTAAAACAACAAATCGTTATATTATTTTAGGAGATACATCTGGTGCAAATCGATCAACTCAATTTAGATTATTTAGTACTCTAGATGGAGCGAGACAAGCATTTATTAGTAATAGTACATCAAAAATTGAATCATTAAAAAATAATACGACTGATGGTATTGGAGCTCTTAACACATATCGAGGCCGATTAAAGGGCATTGTTGATATTAGTGTTGCCCGTGGTGGTGCTGCAGTTGCTTCAGGTGATGGCATTATATTAAGAAAAGGTTTTACTTTCACATCTCCTCTTCCAACAGGATTACTTGATCGTTTGCCTGAATCTGATATTCTAACTGACAAACTTCTTGTTGGTGGATTAAATACAAATGGTCGTTTAGCTATAAACAATTTAGATGATCCAACTTTGCCGAGAGCAGCTGCATTTGCTGGTTCAGGTTTAGAATCTAATAAGATAAGTAAAATACAAACATGTAATTATAGTGCAATTTCATTTCTATTATCAAGCAATGGAGTATTATATTTTGCTGGTAATCGTGCAAGTGGTTGCGCAAATAGTGGAAGTGCAAGCGCTGGTAATACTTTAGTATGGACAAATGTTGGTCTGCAAGGCAGAGTACATGACTTTTTCATTATTGATGATGAAAAACTTACTCGCATATTTGTAATTACTGAAACAGCTACAAATAGTGGTATTTTTGAAATTTATGCTGGAGGAGTAAATACTGGTTATGCGCTTGGTACAAGTGTATCTTTAAATGTTGCAACACCAAAATATGCTAAACTTATCTTTCCAGAAAATCCAGATAATATTGTTAATATAGCTGGTGCGATGAATCAAACATATATATTATGTAAAGATGAGGGTGAAGATATTGGAAGAGTCTATGTTACAGGCACAGAAGTAACACGATCATATTTCCCAGTTTCAACTGTACTCAAAATATTTCCTCAATTTAAGAAGATTGATCGTGATATTCTATAAGATAAATAAACTCATATGCCTAGTCTAACACCATCTCGAATTATATTACGCCATAGCAATGTTTCTGGAGAAAAACCAGTTGATAGCGATCTATTGCTTGGAGAATGCTTCATTAACATTCCTGATAATAAACTCTATTATAAAAATCGTGACGATCTTGTTAATCCGATTGTTGAAATAAATTTAACAACATCAGATGATTTGATACATGTTCGTGATGTTAATCTATCAAATGATGGTGAACTGATTGCGACCTTTTCAAACAATAACACAAAATCATTAGGGTCTGTTATTGGACCAGATGGTCGAGGTCTTGCTATTGATGGTGTAGTTGATTATGTTAATCAATTGCCAACATCATCAACTATAGCCAATATTTTAAATAAAAATGGCACACTCTTTATTGTTCGTTTAGGTGCAAGCAGCACATCTCTATTTTCTCCGACTGGACCACGAATCTATAGTTATAGTACCTCTAGTGGTGGAACATGGAGTGAATTAACTGGAGCAACTGTTGCCGCAAGCGGTGCAGATGGTGCAGATGGTAATACAATAATTAATGGTACAACATCACCAACCAGTGAAGTTGGAGAAAATGGAGATTACTATCTTAATACAACTAATTATGTATTATTTGGACCAAAAAGTGCTGGAGCTTGGCCATCACCTGGTGTTAGTTTAAAGGGTCCAAATAGTTTAACAGTTTCTACGACTTCAGATGGTACTGCCGTATTGGATATTGACTCAGTAGAAACAAATGATATAACAATTGCTGATGCAGTAACATTTAATAATGCAACATTTAATTATGGATCAGGTGTAGCAACAGCACATCGCACTGCATTAGGTTTAAGTAGCGGAACTGCAACAATAAATGTTGCAACACTAGGAGTATATCCTAATGGATCAGTCACTTTAGCTAGCACAAATTCAGGTGGTTTTGTATCACTCAATGGACAATTAGCAACCGGTGCGAGAAGCATTGCGTTTCCTAACGCATCAGGCAATCTTGCGCTAGTTGCTTCGACGACAGGCACAATCGCAAGCGCAGACATTACAGACTCAACAAGTGACGGCAACGCGAACAAGGGGAAAGTATTAAAAACAGATTCGCAAGGAAGTCTAACCGTAACAAATTCTTTTGGCGTAAATGCAGGCTTTGGATCATCTCTGACAGTTGGCGATGGCGACAGCGTAAAAGGTCGATATGATATCTTCGCTAACACAAGTCACTTTCAGTGGTATTCTACTTCCGAAACATACGGTGAACGCGAATTCACAATTACAACGGAAAATCTTACATCTAGCGGCACATGGGTTTACAAATACCCATCCGCAAGCGGGACTTTTGCCGTAACAGCCAACACAAGCGGAGTTCCTGATAAGCTCACAAACGGCACTGTTGCAGGAACTCTTACAATTAACTCTACGAGCTATACATATGGCACTGGAGCAGCAGCAGCTCATCGCACCGCATTAGGCTTAGGAACGGTTGCACTTGAGCCAGTAGGTCCTTATGTAAACGATGCAGCGGCAGCAGCAGGTGGCGTAGCCATTGGACAACTCTACTATAACACAGCAGGTGCGGTTTTTCGCCGCATGGCTTAACATCAACCACCAACCTCAATGACTATCGCACAACTCATTAAGCAAGCATTTTGCGCCGTCTCACAAACCATTACCAATTACAAAGGAGCGCTGCATAGCATGAGCGTAATCGAGCTGCGAGCATTACTTGTAGCATATGGATCAAATTACAAAACACTTTGGCTTGCAGCAAATGCATCAATTATAGAATCGCCATAATCTAAATCTGTATAAATAGAAACATGGCTTTCTATACAGATATTATTATTGATCAAGGCTCTGCATATAATGCAACGCTGCCAGTATTGACATTAAATAATTTGCCGCTAGATCTCACCACTTATTCTGGTCGAGGTCAGATTCGTCGCAATTATAAAGCGACTCTTGCGGTTAACTTTCTTGTTCAGATATATGGTGATCCAGAGGATGGACTTGTGAGAATCAGTCTAACGCCGACTCAAACTGCAGCTATGAAAGCAGGACGATATGTTTTTGACATTGAAGTTTATACTGCAAATAACAATGATGTTATTCGTGTTATTGAAGGTCAAGTTACAATTACACCGCGAGCAACACAACCATCTAGTTGAAACTAAAAAGTTATGCCTGAAATATTACCACCAGTTTTAATTAATAATAATCCTAATTTGATTACGCCAGCATTACAACAGGCTGGAAATTATATTGGTCCATTATTTCAAAATGGCACACAAGGCCCTCCTGGTCCAAATATTATTACTTCGTCAACTCAAAGTAATGGCACTGCAATTATTTCAATATCAGGATTAACTATTGGTAATAGTTTAACATTAAACGGACAGACT